CCTCGGGGTGGGCGTGGTAGACGTACTCGTCGCTCCCGAGGCGCCAGCGGTGGTAGTGGGCGCGGGGGTGCGGCGTGCGCTGGGGCGGCGCCCCGTCGAACACCACGGGCTCGGTGTCCAGCACCCCGGCGAGGGCCGAGAGCGCCTCCGCCTGGGCTTCGATGGCCGCGAGCCGTTCGTTTGACATCTGGAACCCCGTTTCTTGCTTGCTAAGGCGGAAGATGATGCGCATCTTAATGTCGTCACCGGTCACCGGCCGGAGCCCTATTACCGCTCCGGCCGGTTTCCGATAACAACTACTTCCCGCTCGAGCGCGCCGCGGCCCCGGCCCTGGCCTCCAGCCGGCGCTTCGTCTCCCGGCTCCAGTCGACCTGGGGCTGCAGCGGCGAGCCGTCGGCCGGCGGCCCCCCGGGCGCTCCGGCGGCGGGGACGAACAGGTTGGCCGCCCGGGCCTCCCCGATGCGCTGGTGCTTCACCCGTTCCACCTGCGTCCGGGTGTACTCCGTCCCGTCCAGCGTGATGGTGTCCTCCTCGGCCGCGCTCGGCGCGGGCGCTGACGCGGGGAGACGCGCCGGAACAGGGCGTGGCCCGGTTGGCGGGCCGAAACTCGCAGGACGGGCATTCTCGTGCGCCTGGGCGGGCTCCTCGTGCGCAGCGCCGGCGGGCCCCAGCTCCTCGAACGCCACGGCGCCGACGTTGAGGAGCGTCCTCAAGGCACGCGAGACCGCTCGGGTGCTTGCCATTCGGATGAGGTGGGGCAGGATGCCCCGGCCGACGGACGCGGGGGAGGCGTCCCCGATGTCGCTCGCCCGGCGCAGCACCCGCCCCTCCTCCGGGTGGAAGACGGTCACCGTGGCCGAGACGACGCACGTCTGGCCGTTCTCGCCGGTGGGCAGCTGCTCGATCTTCGTGTCGACGTCGAAGTAGCCGCCGCTGAGCTGGTGCAGGCCGTCCAGCAGCCCGTCGCTGAGGATGAAGTCCCGGCCCAACTGCTGGGTGACGAACTTCTTGTCGATCCGCACCTCGGGGAACCGGTACGCCTCCTCGGCGAGCAGCTCGCCCGTCTCGCGGTCCACCCGCTCCGCCAGGTCAGTCGCGGCCATCGCGCCGCCCCCCCTTCTTCGTCGCCTTCGCGGGCATGGCCACCAGCGGCCCGTCCATGACCCATTCCACCACCCGCCCGTCCGGCAGCACCAGCCGGCACGCCACCCCGCCCTCGTTCTTCATGTATCTATCATACCATTTTGGTATTACGATTGCATTGAAATAGTGGCACTGTGGCTATACTGCCGGTATGCCGAAAGACGACGAGACGGTCATCTCGATCCGCTTCCCCAACCCCCTGGCGGCGGCGCTGAAGGGGCTCGCCAAGGACGAGCACCGCAGCGTGAACGGGACGGTGCTCGAGGCGGTGGAGCGGTACCTGCGTACCCGGCGGGGCCGGCCATCACGCGGCGGCCGGGAGGGCCAGGGGGGGCAGATCGGCCCAGCGGAGGACGAGGGGTGAGGCGGTCGCTGGTTCTTGTGTAGTGAACGACAAACCGTTCTTACCACAATCACCGGGAGACAGCGTCTGCGTCAGCGCCACCCGCAGCCCGTTCGGGTACGGCTCCGCCGGCCGGCGCACCTCCGCCGCCACCCCCAGTGCCCGCACCAACTCCTGGCGCTTCGCCGGCGCCAGCGCCGCCGCCAGGAGGGCCACCTCCCCGCCCGCCCCCAGCGCCTCGGCCATCCCCCGCACCAGCGCCTGCGCGGCCGCCAGCCGGTCGCGCTCCGCGTGCCAGACCGCCCGCCGCCCCAGGATCGCCGCCCGGCTGCGCTCCAACGAGGCCACCTCCGCCGCCTTCCGGTTCAGGAGCGCCACGACCCCCGCCTGGGCCTCCGGGGTCAGCCGCCCCAGCGCCGCCTGCAGGTTCCCCTGCTCCCGCCGGCTCTCCCGCAGCGCCGCCTCGATCCCCGCCACCTCGCCCGCCGTCGGGTCGGCGTCCGCCAGCGCCGCGAAGTGCTCGCCGACGTGCTCCGGCCGGGCCAGCAGCGCCGTCGCGTGGCCCCAGACGAGACCGTCCAGCACGTCCACCAGGATGCTGTTCGTGCACTGCCGGCCGTCGGGCCGCACGGCCACGCAGCGGTACATCGCCCCCCGGTGCCGGTTGGCGTTGGCCACCACCATCACCCGCCCCAGCTCGGCCGCGTCCTGGCGGCGGCAGTAGGCGCAGCGCACCAGCCCCCCGCGCAGGAGGGCCGCGTCCGGCGCCCGGTTGTTGCGGGACGCCTGCGCCCGGTTCTGGGGCAGGCGCCGCTGCACCGCCTCCCAGTCCTCCCGGGACACGAGCGCCGGGACCGTGCCCGCCGGGAGGGGGTGCTGCTCCGCCTCCGGGCGGTAGCGCCACCCCGGCTTGCCGTTGGGCGTGCGGCGCCGCTCGTGGCGCCACCCGGTGGCCTCGCCGGTATACCGGGGGTTCACCAGCCGGTCGCGCACGGTCACGTACGACCAGGGGTTGCTGCGCCCGCTGGGGGCGGTCACGCCCTCCCGGGTCAGCGCCGTGGCGATGCCCCGCAGCGTCTGCCCGGCGAGGTAGTCGGCGTAGATGCGCCGCACGACCCGCGCCGTGGCGGGCTCCTCGGCGTAGCCGACGATGATCTCGTCGCCCCGGTGGTTGCGCCCGAACACGAACCGGTAGCCGTACAGCGCCCTGGGTGCCGGGGGCAGCCGGCCGTGCTTGGTCAGGCTGTCCAACCGGCCCCGCATCGTGCGCTCCTTGATCGCCTCCGCCTCCAGCTCGGCGGCGAAGGCCATCGCACCCAGGGAGAACCGGCCGATGGCCGTGTCCTCGAACCGCTCCTTGACGAACTCTAGCCCGCACCCGTTCAGCCGCAGCTCGGGCAGCAGGTGCGCCGGCTGGTACTGGTTGCGGAAGACCCGGTCGACCTTGAAGACGACCAGGGTGTCCGCCTCGCCCTCACGCAGCCGGCGCCGGACGTCCGTCAGGACCGGCCGCGCGCCCAGTTCCTCCTCGATGGCCGTCTCGGCCTCCTCGTAGACGGCGAGCAGGTGGAGGTGCTCCCGGTCGCAGTACGCGCGGACCCCCGCCTCCTGGGTGTCCAGCGAGCAGTTCTCCTCCTGGCCCGGGCTGGAGACGCGCACGTAGCCGATGGCGGATCTCCTGGTACGCCGCGGCGGGCTCGAGCCCCGGCCGCTCATCCGCAACCTCCTTGGCGACGTCGAGCAGCGGCGCGTACAACTCGGCCAGGATGGCGCGCAAGCGGTCGTCCGGCGTCATGCCCGGGAGTCTGCGCAGACGATGCGCCCGTGTCAACGTTTTTTGCGCCACAGCGCACGGATGATGGCATTTCGTCACCATCGTAGCAGGCCGACCGGCCCGGTGGGGAGGACTCAGTCGGGCGGCGGGGGCTGCGGGCCGGGCGCCGTGGGGATGCGGACGTAGAGCACCACCGAGCCGTCCGGGCGGTACTTCTGCAGCACCGTCGCGCCCGGGGGCAGCGTGAGCAGGGAGGTCAGTCCGACCGCCGCCCCGGGCGTCGTCGGGGCGTACTGCGCCACGGCCTCCGCGGCGGTGCTCTCCAGCTCGGCCTCGGCCGCCTCCCCCGCGAGCGCCTCGGCCGCCAGTTCCGCGTCGGCGGCGGACAGCTCGGGGATCGGCGCGCAGCCCCGCAGCTGGCGGGGGGTGACGCCCAGGGCCCGGGCCAGGCGCTCGATGGTCTCGTCCTCCGGGCGGGGCCGGCTGGCCTTCTCCAGGCCGGAGATGATCTGCCGGGGCACGCCGGCGGCCTGGCTCAGCTGCTCCTGGTTGATGTCGCGGTGCGCCCGCAGCACGCGCAGCCGCTCGGCCAACGCCCGGCTCCGCCGGGCCTGTGCGGCCAACCGGGCCTGTCGCTCCTCCCCGTCGATGGCGGTCTCCTCTCCCCCGCCCCTAGTGTTGTCCGGGAGTCACCAAACGTCAAGGGTCTGCGGGGCCGAGGCCCACTCCTCACGCCGCCCTCACGTCAGTAGCGGGGCTGCTGCCGATGGTGACGGTTTAACATCAACTACTTCATGGGGCGCTAAAAGTGTTGACGACTGGTAAACGGCGGCACTAGAGTCCCCGCCACGACGGCGGTGCCGGGAGCGCACCGCCCCGACCACCGAGGGACGCGCAGCAGCGGGGGCCGTGGCCGGCCCCCCACGGCCAGGAGGGGCGCCGAGGATGACGACGCAGCCAGCTACGCCCGTGGGGTTCGTGCAGCACATGGAGGTGAAGCGGCAGGCGCTCGGGCTCGGGCACGGCGCCTGGGCGGGGCTGCTGGGGATCGACCGCAGCCTGTGGTACCTGCTGCGGCAGGGGCAGAAGGAACTGTCCATCGCCCTGATCCAGCGGGTGATGCGGGAGTGGCCGGACGAGTTCGAGCCCTACCTGCGGGACGCCGTGCTGGCGTGGCGCGACCGGGGGCCGGACGGCCCGGACGGCGGGGAGTCGCTCCAGGAGGCGTGCTGATGCCCCCCCGGCCCGCCCGGCCGGTGCCGCCGACCAACGCCCAGCGCATCGCCGACGCCCTCGTCCACTTCGAGATCGGCCTGCGCACGCACAGCGCCCACCTCCCGGTCGACTGGAGCTACGTCGCCTACCGAATGGCCGTGGCCCTGGGCGAGGACGAGTGGGATCGGGACGGCGCCGGCGCGGGCGTGATCGAGCTGGGCCCGGCCACCCGCCACGTCCTGCGCCGGGGGGGGGCGTCGTGAACGTCGGCGGGGTGGTGTTCTGGATTGTGGTGGCGGCGGCGGTGTGCGGTGCCGTCATCATCGTCGGGCTCATCGGGGTCGTCCTCGCGGCCGGCCAGGATCTGCCGACCGAGGAGCGCGACGACCTGGGGCGCTGGCGCTGATGCCCGCCCGCCGCGAGTACACCGCCGAGGAGCTGGCCGAGCGGCTCGTGCGGCAGCGGGAGCAGGCCCGGCTGCGTATGGCCGTGCTACGTGCGCGTAACCGTTCGCGTAACGCCGCGAACGTTCGCGTAACGCCGGCCGTCTCTGGTGGGGCCGGTGACGCGCACCCCCCCATACCCCCCTCGTCTCTCTCTATCTCTAAAGAGATAGAGAAGGTCGGCCGGTTGCTGGCGCCGTTGGGCGCCCGGGGCTACGAGCACCAGCCGGATCTCTGGGCAGAGCTGGCGGCGACCTACCCGGCGGCGCGCCTCTCGGTCGAGGCGTACAAGATCGCGTCCTGGTTCAAGGACGCGGCGCAGCGCAGCCGCAAGGTGAAGTCGTGGCCCGCCTTCCTCGACAACTGGCTCAAGAAGGCGCAGCGCGACGCGACCGCGCCGCCGACCGCCCACGGGATGGCATACCAGATGCCGTCGCCCGGGAAGCCGGCGGACCCCGAGCCGGTGCTGCCGGACGGCGCCGTGCTCCAGATGATCGACCCGGCGGAGGCGCGCCGTGCGCTGCTCCAGGCCAAGCGGATGACGCTGCCCGAGAAGTTGGCACTGGTGCGGAATGGGAGGCAGCAGTGAGCGAGGCCCTTGAGTGGCGGACGCTGTACGAGCGGCGCCAGACGCTGTTCCTGGACGGTGTGGCGGTGGGGGACTTCTACCCCACCAGCTCGGGCGTCTTCCGGGTGCGGCTCTGGCCCGAAGACCGGCTCCAGGGCGGCCGCGAGCGATTGGTGCTGACAGAGGAGTCGGCGCGCACGATGCTGCTGGGCATGCTCGAGCGCCTGCGCCGGGACGAGGGCGCGGCGTGAGACCACCCCGCTGGGGCCTCGACGTCTCCTGGGGCGTCGTCCTCGGCGCCGTGCGTTTCCGCGACCCCTTCACCGGGGAGTGGCACGAGGTGGAGGGCCGCTGGCTGCCGTCACCCAACGAGAAGACGGACCTGCGTTGGATGCGGAGCCGCGCCGGCGCAGCGCGACACCGGGGGGCATCACTCGGCGCCGGCGGCCCACCAGCCCGCGCCTGATCGGAGATCGAGTTGCTCGAGTATGGGGCTTCAACCTCGGGGCACCAGTGCCGCAAATGCAGGCGGGTCTATCCGCCCGAGCAGGTGCCCTATCAGTTCACGCGGCGACGACGCCAGGTGCGTCTCCATTCGCATGCGAATGGAGACAACCGGGGCAGGCTCGGGCCGCTCGAGTATCTCGATGTCTGCAATCGCTGTCTCCAGATCCAGCGGGACGAGATCAAGCAACGCAACCGCTTCCTTGCCAAGGCGAGACGAACCTTGAACTGGCATGCAACCAAGTTCGGCTTCCGACCGGCGGCGTTCGCTTCGAAATACGGGTGGGATGTGAAGCAAATGGCACACGACTGCGAGCACGCAGCGAAGAACGGGTGCCCGTACTGCCACATGGCCTTCGCGGAGATGGCAAACGGCCTCCGGGACATCACCCTCGATGTCTACGACCCCCACGCGGAGCCCTACTACACAAACACCAGGTGGGTGTGTAACACCTGCAACAGCAAGAAGCAGGATATGCCCATAGGGGACTGGCATCAGGTGTGTTTGGCGTTCAAGGTGCAGCGGGACTTTCTGCTGCTCCTCGATCAGAAGGCGCCAGTTGTCCCAGCGGCGCAGCAACTCCCGCTGTTTGAGATGGCGGGGTCGGCCGGGTGAGCGACCGGCAGCACTTCAAGCTGGCGCCTTCCGACTTCGCCTACCTCTGGGAGGAGTGCCGGCGCTGCTACTACGAGGCGCGGCATGGACTGGGGCGGCGCCCGGACACGCCGTTCCCAGCCATCTTCAACCGGATCGAGGACGCCTTCTGCGCCCACCTTGAGGGCTGCGACCCGGCCCGGATGTCGCCGCTGCTGCCGGCGGGCCGGGTGACCTGTCGCCAGCGACTGGTGACGTCTGCGCACATCAAGGTGCCCGGCCATCAGGCGACGGTCTCCGTGTCCGGGCGCATGGACGCCTGGGCGCGGTTCAGCGACGGCGGGTTCGGCGTGATCGACTTCAAGGTGGCCGCCCACAGTGACGACCTGGCCACGCGCTACCAGCGCCAACTCTGGTCGTACGCCTACGCGCTCGAGCACCCGGTCACCGGGACGCTCCCTTGGTCGCCCATCTCGCATCTGGGGCTATTTGTCCTTGAGTCGCGCGGCGTGGCCGATCTGGCCTTTCAGGAGCAGAAGTGGCTGCTGCTCCACATGGAGCCGTTGTGGTGCCCCGTTGAGCCGGATCAGGGAGCGTTCCTGCGCTTCCTGGGGGAGGTATTGGATGTGCTGGAACTACCCGAACCGCCGCCGCCGAACCCGGCCTGTAAGTTCTGCGCGTACCGCGCGCGGGGCCTGACGTCGTGACCATCCGCTACGTGCGCGTCGACCTGAAGCCGGTGCGGATCGAGACGCGCCACGTCTTCGTCCCGCCGCCCCCGCCGCTGCCCATGCGCGACCGGCCAGACCCACCCCCCTCCCCGGCGACCCGGCTCGCCCGGTTTACGGCGAACGAGCGGGCGATTGGCGCGGAACACCGCCGCCGGCGGGCTGCCCTGCGCGCCGACGCGGCGGACGCGCCCGAAGTCACCCCGGCCGACCTCATCCGGGCGCGCAAGGGGATCGCCGGCTGCTCGCAGCGCGACCTGGCCCGGGAGTACGGCTGCTCGCGGAGCATCATCGCGGAGGCCGAGCGGGGCGTGCGGACGCCGCTGCCGGCCATCGCCCGCTGGACGGCAGGCACCCTGGCCGCCCAGGCGCTGCGGGACGCCGAGGCGGAGGCGGCGTCATGAAGTGGGCCAGTTGGGCGTGGGGCTTCGTGGCCGGCTGCGTGTTGGCGAGCTACGTGATGCTGAGCTGCAGCGACGGGAACGCCCAGACCGAGGAGGTGGCCGACGCCATCGAGTACGGCATCAGCATGGGGCTGCCGCCGGCCTGGGCGTGGCGGGTCGCGTGGTGCGAGTCGCGGTACACCAGCGGGGCCTACAACCGGTGGTCGGGGGCGTCGGGGCTCTATCAGTTCATCCCCAGCACCTGGCGGAATACGCCGCAAGGGCGCGCCGGGATGAGCCCCTTCGACCCCTACGCCAACGCCGCCGCCGCCGCCTGGCTGTACCGTACCGGGGGGCCGGGCCATTGGAGCTGCAGGTAGTGCCGACCGGGGACGTGCACGCCGAGCACGCCCCGGACGCCTGCTGCGAGCTGGGCCGCATCGACAACCACCACCCCCTGCCCACCAACCTGCGCCTCTACGTCGACCCCTACGGGTTCACCTACCGCTTGTGCGAGCGGCACTACCTCGCCCTGGTGGCGGGGCTGCTGCGCGCCGAGGGGCTGCGACGCCAGACGAGACCGATGGGGCGCGCGTGGTCGGAACGCGGTACGCTCCCCAAGAGGAAGCGGGGATGACGGCCCTGACCACCCAGGAGCACCGGCAGGCGAAGACCCGCCGGAACACCTCGGCCCGCAACGGCCGGGCCGCCCTGGCCCGGGCCTGGGCCTGGATCGAGGCCATGGAGGCCCAGGTGGTGGTCGAGCCCACCCCCAGCGGCGTCGTCTACACCATCCGGGTGCCGGGGTTCCACTCGCAGAGCGCCCGCTGGCTGCCCGCCGCCGTCAACGCGCTGGAGGGCAACATCGCCCACTTCTGCGACAGCCGGGCCACCCACGGCCCCACCGGCGCCAAGCTGGACGCCCTCCGGGCCAAGCGGGCGGCGTATGCTGAGCGCAGCGCATGACCGCCGCTGAAAACCGCGACGAAACCGCGGCGCCCCTGGCCGTCGTCCGGGGGCGGCCGTTTGCGCCCGGCAACTCGGCGAACCCCGGCGGCCGGCCCAAGGGCCTCGCCGAGCTGGTGCGCCGGGAGACGAAGGACGGCGCCGAACTCGTCCGCTTCATGCTCCGCATCCTCCGGGGCCAGAAGCAGCCCCTGCGCTACCGCCTGGAGGCCGCCGCCTGGCTGGCCGACCGCGGGTTCGGCAAGGCCCTGCAGCAGATGGAGCTGTCCGGCCCCGGCGCCGAGCCGTTGACCATCCGGATCGAGTACTCAGCCGATGCCAACCCTGACGGTGACGCTGCCTAGACCGCACCAGGCGCAGGCCCGCATCCTCCGGGAGCGGGCCCGGTTCAACGTGCTCTCGTGCGGGAGACGGTTCGGGAAGACGACCCTGGGCATCGACCGCCTGGTGCAGCGCGCCCTCCCCGGCAACCCGGTGGCCTGGTGCTCGCCCAGCTACCGGATGCTCACCGAGGTGTGGCGGGACGTCCGCCGGGCCACGGTGGAGGTGGTCACCCGCACGGACAGCCAGCAGCACCGGCTCGAGCTGGTCGGCGGCGGGGTGATCGAGATGTGGTCGCTGGACATGCCGGACGTGGCTCGCGGGCGTCGCTACGCCGAGGTCATCATCGACGAGGCCGCCATGGTGCGGCAGCTGGAGGAGGCGTGGAACGCCGTGCTGCGCCCCACCCTGGTCGACTTCCGGGGCGGCGCCTGGTTCCTCTCCACCCCCAAAGGACTCAACTTCTTCAAGCGCCTCTACGACCGGGGCAACGACCCCCAGTACCCGGACTGGCGGGCCTGGCAGATGCCCACGGTCAGTAATCCGTACATCCCCGCCGACGAGGTGGACGACTCCCGCCGCAGCCTGCCGGAGCGCACCTTCGCCCAGGAGTTCGAGGCGGTCTTCCTGGAGAACGAGGGCGCCGTCTTCCGCCGGGTGCGGGAGGCCGCCACCGCCACCCCCCAGGCCGCCGCCCTGGACGGGCACCGCTACACCGTTGGAGTAGATTGGGGCCGGGCTTCGGACTTTACGTGTATGGCGGTCATCGACTCCACCACCCGGGAGCTGGTCTGCCTCGACCGCTCCAACCAGGTGGAGTACGCCCTCCAGGCGGGGCGCCTTCAGGCGCTCTGTGCCAGGTTCCGGCCGGATGCGGTGTACGCTGAGCAGAACGCCATGGGCGAGCCCATCGTGGAGCAGCTGCAGCGGATGAACCTCCCGGTGTACCCCTTCCAGACGACGAACGCGAGCAAGGCGGCCGTGATCGACGCCCTGGCCCTCGCGTTTGAGCGGGCCGAGCTGCGCCTGCTGCCGGATGAGACGCTGCTGGGCGAACTGCTGGGCTACCAAGCCGAGCGCCTGCCCTCCGGCCTGCTCCGGTATTCGGCCCCCGAGGGCAGCCATGATGACACCGTCATCAGCCTTGCGCTTGCTTGGTACGGCGCGTCCCAGCCCACCCAGTTCGTGTTCTAGGAGAACCGCACGATGGCCACCCTGCAGTCCGCCTGGAACGCCTTCTGGAACATCGAGACGAAGGCCGCCGCCCCACCGCCGACGGCGCCCCCCGAGCTGCGGTCGCTGGTCTTCTCCCCCGGGTCGTACCCCGACGCGGCGGGCGACTACTGGAACCCCCTGCTCACTCAGGTCTTCGGGGGCTACAACGCCGCCTGGAACAGCGCCGTCTACGCCTGCCTCAAGACCATCTGCTACGCCTTCCAGGAGGCGCCGCCCAAGGTCTACCGCCTCCAGGCGGACGGGACGGAGCTGTTCCTCGAAGAGCACCGCCTCATGGAGCTGCTGGCCGACCCGCACCCCTCCCTCTCCGGGCCCGAACTCAGTTTCTGGGTGCAGTACTGCAAGCAGGTGGACGGCAACGCCTACCTGCGCAAGATCCGGAACCGGGCCGGCGAGGTGGTGCAGCTGTGGCCCATCTCGCCGTCGCAGATGAGCCCGGAGACGTCCGACGAGGACGCCGCCGCCGGGGTGTTCATCTCGCACTACGTCTACGACAACGGCAAGGGCAAGCACGAAGAGGTGCCGGTGGGGGACGTCGTGCACTTCCGCCTGGGGGTGGACGACGCCGACCACCGCAAGGGGCTGTCCAACCTGCGGCGCCTGCTGCGGGAGATCTCCAGCGACGAGGAGGCCACCCGCTTCACCGACGACCTGCTGCGCAACTTCGCGGTGTCCTCGCTGGCGGTGACCGTGCCCCCGGGGCCGGTGCTGACGGAGGAGCAGGCGGAGGCGATCCGCGACCGGCTGCGGGAGGCGTACAGCGGCGCCAACCGGGGCCACCTGGCGGTGCTGGGGAACGGGGCCACCCTGCAGCAGATCGGCTTCAACCCCCAGCAGCTCGACCTCAAGG